AAAGTTCTTATGGAAAACATCTAAAACAGTCTGATCAAACTGACTATAATTTAGAAGATTTTATGTTTTGGTAATACATAGCCTTTTTCATTCTTAATTTTTTGTGATAGTATCTTTGCGTTAAAATACGCAAAGCATGATATTCCAAGCAGATGAATATGCTAAAGGGAACTATCCCTTTCCAGATAGAGAGAATCGCAAGATTGACAAAGATAGCGAAGAATACAATTTACAAGTAGCACAAAGCGTTTACAGTCAGTTTTGCGCTGGTTCTACGTTAATATCTGGCGATGCGTATACGACAGTTCGCAGAAACAGGGAATATGCAGACGGAAATCAAGACCAAAATATTTACAAAGACGTGTTCTACGGAACAGATAACGCAAACGGAACACTTGATGATTTCAGCCGCATTTCAAACTCACGTCACTCTCGCAGAAAGGCATATGCCAATCTGAATTTCAGCATTCAGTCACCAATGCCACGAGTAATGGACTCTGTTGTAAATAAGTTATCAGAACTTGTAGGCAGAGTATCCGTTGACGGTCAAGACCAATATAGCGGAGCAGAACGTGAAAACATGAAGTGGGGAACGTATGTTGATGGTAAATTCAAACAGCAACTTGATTCATTAAAACTGATAATGAATCTACCTACCGAAGAAAAGCGTTATACACCTAAAAACATAGAAGAACTAAATCTTTACGAAGCAGAGGGTGGGTTCAAACTCGCGTATGAAGAAACAATGGAAAGATTGCTGAAGTATGCGTTTGAACAATCTTTGTGGGAAGAAAACATAGTCGAACTCGTGTTAAAGGATTTAGTAACTCTTGGATATGCAGTAGTAGAAGATTATTACGACAAATACACAGGACAAGTCAAAACTCGTTACATAGACGCTGAATACGCAGGAGTTCAGTACACGCGCCAAGAAGCTAATTACGACCCTGATTTTGGGTTCTATGTTGACATGGTTAAACTTTCCAATCTAAGGAAGAAAGGATTTCCACTTGATAAGTTAACAAGTATTGGTAAGGTGTATTCTGGGCAGTTTGGAAATCCTAATTTTGAGGACTACAACAAAGAAAACAAAAATTCACAAAGCTACAAGGACAATGGAATGGATGAGTACGTTGTCCCAGTATTTGTGGTTAAATGGAAAGACGTAGAACACAAAATAGAAAAACAATATAAAAACCGTCAAGGTAAACTAAGAACACGCCACGTAGATTCAAAATATAAATTCAAGAATAGCGAGAAAGAAATTCTAACTCGTGTTGTTGTAAACAGGGAAACGCATTGGGTAGTAGCAAGCGATTTGGTTTATGACTTCGGCAAGTGTGAATTTCAAGCTCGTGATGGTAAGAATGATTCTGTTCTTCCAATACACATGGTTCAGGTTACAAGTCGTCCTTTGGTTTCAAGACTGATTCCGTCGTTAGACCAATACATGAATGGTTGGATGAAACTTCAGCAGGGATTGTCTATGGCAGCCATGAACGGTTATGCTATCAATATGGATGCCGTGTCTAATCTTCAAATGGGAACAGAGAAACTTCATCCAAAAGAAGTTCTTAGGATGTGGAGACAGACTGGTAATTTGTTTTTCAAGCCAACTGATGTGGCAGGACGACCAAACATGGGACAAGTTCGTCCCATCGAGCAGTTGACTGGTGGCGCTGGTGCCGTTATTGCTGAGGCTGTTCAGATTATGGACATATCAATGCGCCAGGTTGAGGAATTAACTGGTATTAATCCCGTGTCAATGGGAGCACAACCAACGGCAGATCAAGGCAAGGCTGTTACCGAGTTCTCAATAATGGGAACAAATGATATTCTTAAAGGAATATTGAAACGTGCTAATATTCTTAAATCTAATACAGCACGAGCTATGTGTTTGAGACTTTCTCATGTAGTTGACGCTGATACTACTGCATATAATACCTACAAAGAAATAGTAGGAGAAACAGCATTGGAGTTACTTAAAATAGCCTCTGGACACGACGTTAAATACGGTATAAGGACACATGCACGTCCAACACAGGGTGAAGTACAGGCGATCAGAGATATGCTCGTAAATGCTCTTAAAAACGGTCGTGATGGAAAGGCGCGCATTAACGAAGCAGACTACATCAGATTTGAAGGAATGTTATTAGCAGGAGAGAGTTTAAAGAGAATCGCTTTGTTATTAGATTTTGCTTTAGAAAAAGCACAAGAATCAGAAACAGCAAAATCAATGCAACTTCAACAAGAACAAATCAAAGGAACTCAAATGTTGGAAGCACAGAAAGCGCAGCAACGCGAAAGAGATGTTATGCTTGAAACTCAATCCGAAATAGCAAAAGAAAACATAAAAGGACGCAATACTATTTTGGCAATGGCTGTATCTGGAAAAGAAATGACCGCAGCGCAAGCACTGGCGATGTTAGGAGGACAACAAATTCCACAAGCACAGCCACAAGAAACTCCAATTGTACAACAAGAACAACAGCAAAGAGAACCTATACCTTCCGGACAAGAACCTGTGTAGACTATTTTTAGGTATTAAAATTCTCTAATATACTTTTGTAACAACGAAAAAACGAAGAAATAATGAGTGAAGAAAAAAACGTGCTATCTAACGAAGACAAGATGGCGATAATGGGAAGGATGACAGGGCAACCTACTCCACCACAAGAAAAAATAGAAAAGCCAACTGAAACGACAGAGGCACAAGAGAAAGTTGAAAATACTGAAGCTGTTGAAAAAACAGAAGGAAAGATTGAAAAAACAGAAGAAAAACCTGAATTTGATTTAACACCGTTAAATACGCTTTTAGGTAAAAATATTGAAAGTTTAGATTCATTAAAATCGCTCTTTGACAAGGCTGATAGTTACGACAAGACCAAATCGGACTATGATGATGCTTCTCAGAGATTAGCAGAGTTTAAGAAAATTGCCGAAGGTGTTGATCCTATGAGTTATTTCGCCAACGAAGACGAGTATGTTCGTCAGCAGTTCTTGAAAAACAACTCAGACAAATTAGGAGAAGATGCTATAAAGGCATTGAGCGTTCTTAGTCCAAACAAGATTAAAGAACTTGACGGAATTGAAGCGTTAAAAATTAATCTAATGGTTAACGATGGTATGTCAGGCGAGGAAGCACAGGCATATCTTCAGCGCAAATATGAAGTTGACGAATTTAATTCAGATGATTTGGAACTTGGAACGCGAGCCGCTATCAAGAAGGATGTTAACGATGCCAAGAGAGAATTAGGCAAGTTGTATGACGGTATTAATATTCCCGACAAAGTAGATTTTGAAACTGCAAGGACACAGTTGAAAGAATCTTGGGAAACACCGTTGAATGAACTTGTTAATGGCATTGACAAGATTCAGATTGAAGAAGGCTTGGATTTCGTGGTTACGGATGACATGAAAGAAGGACTTATTTCAGAGTCTATGAACGAAATGATTACCAATGGCATTAAGCCGAGCGAGGATGCTGCGTCTAAGTTAATTGGTAAGTTAAAGGATAAAATAATCCTAAACAACATTGACAAATTTGTAAAGAGCCTTAAAGCTGATTTATCAGAGAGGCTTAAAGCTGAAACACGTGCCGACATCCACAACGACAAACCGTTCAAAGAAGACATCAAAGCCTCAGAAGCATCCGACGATAATGAATCAAAGATGAAACGATTTTTGTAATATTAAATTAGAAAACAAATGGCTTTACAAAACGCTAATTATAGAGAATCAACTTTTAATCAAAGTTGGTACGACCAAACGTTCCGTTCTACCTATGCTCTGGAACTTATGCCTCAGACTTTTGGTGAGGTAATTGACCGTTACGGACGCGGATTGTCATTCGCATCGTTTTTGAACTTGGCTGGACGCACAATGGGTGTTAAGAGTAAATCTATCACCATTTTTGAGAAAGGTGCACCTACCCGTCCTGTTACCACAAGCATTCCTATTACTGCTGCTCCTGTCAATGGTGTTGCCGTAACACTGAATGTTGGTGATGGTTCTGATGCTTACATGCGTTCTGGTTTCTCAATTATTATTCCTGCGTCTTATACTGATTCAAGTTTCCCACAGGAATTGCATGTAACTGGTACTGCTGGTAACTGGGTTGGAACTTTAAAAGACCCGACAGTATCAATAACTACCGCTGTTTCAGCAGCTTATCTTGCTGTTGGTGCTTCTACGTTCGGATATGGAACAGACCAACCAGACCCGATGTCAAGTGGTACTTACGAGCGTACTACTTACAACCGTATTATCAAAAGTACGATTGGTATTGAAGGTGGAGCACTGGCACAAGAAGAATGGGAAGATTTCAAATTGAAGCACGGAGGTCGTGGTCTTTGGACTCGATCTATCGCTGAATTAGACTTCGATATTGACGATCAACTTGACAGCGCACTGTTCGTTGGACAGTTGAACGAGAACCCTGCGTTAACAGCAGCTTCTATTTCAGGAAACACACAAGCTATTCCTTCAGCAGAAGGTCTTGTTACCATTATGAACGATCTTGGACAAGAACTCGTTTGGGATTCAGCAGGCTTTGACTTAACTAAATTCCAAGCAGTAAAAGTTCTCTTGGAGAACGTTGGTGTCGTTAACAAAGCTGTTGACTTCTTCGTAGGTACTGACCTTAACGCAAGTATAGAAGCAGAGCTTCAGGACTACTTGAACACAAATGCTGGCGGAACTAAGTATTGGGACGAGATTGGAAAAGTTGGCTTCATGGTTAACTCTGTTCGCACAAACGGTGTTGAATTCAAGATTGCAGAACTTACTTCTCTTTCTAATCCTAACAAATTTGGTTTGGACGAGTACCTGTTCCGTAAAATGGGATTCATGTTCACTCAGGGAGAATATGCTGCTGACTTGTTAGCAGGAGGCGACAAAACAACTGGATTGAGACTTCCTCACTTGACTTTGGGTTATCCTGATTTCAACGGCGAAAAACGTCAGCGTATCTTCCAGATGCAGCCTGGAGTACATGGTGTTGCGGGTATGCCTAATATCGCAACCAACGGATATGATGGTTATAAAATGTATGCACTCTGCGAGTTCATGCCTATTTGGAACCATATGTATAAGACTATTATCGTCAATTACGACGCAAGCTAGTATTAATAGCATTTATTCAATAATGGAGGTCACGTTTTGTGACCTCCATACTTAAACAACAAACGAAGAAACGATGATTTACAAGAACAATTTATTAGTAGATTGGGAAAAACAGTCTACTCCTGACGAAAAAACGGTGTACAACGAAATCACTGAAATCAAGAACACATACTTTTCTGACAACAAACTTGGAAGGTTGGTTCTTAGGTATCCAAATGGACAGATTAAAGAAGTTGACAAAGGATGGACACAGCGCAAGAGATTTGCAATTCCATTGAAAAGCTCTGATGGTAGGTGGCGTTATTCAAACAGTATTCGGACAGACAAAAAAGCCAATAATGGATATTCAGATCATCATAAGTACATATTTGACGAAACAGTATTTACTATTAAAGATGTTGAGTTCGTGTGGTTTTTGAAGAACAAGTCTTCCGTGGTTGGGAAATACATCTTTTTTGAGGACTTAGAAGCCGATGCGAAAGCAGAAGTTGACGAATTAGCTTCTGATGCCGACATTCGGTTTATGATAATGAGCCAAAAATCTCCTATCGCTAAAAACGAGAAACTAATCAAACAGATGGCTTCCGTGTTTGGTGTTAGCAACGTGGAGAAGATTGGAATTTATCAAGTAAAGAAAGAACTATACGACAAACTTCTTGACGGTGAATCGTATGGTGATAGATTCTGCAACTATGCAACATTTGACAAGTTAGTTAACGGCGAAAAGGCAAGAAAGGCTGCTTACATAGCCAGACGTGCTATCGAAGACAAGATTGTTGGATACAAAGACAGAGCATGGTGGATTATGGACGGACGCAGCTACGAAGAACGCCTGATTAGTATGTCTGCTACTGACACGGATACTAGAGATCAGGTTTTAATTGAGGCAGTTGTCGAAGATGCAAATGTGCGGAGTCGTGTTTTTGGAGTTATGGGAGAAGAAGAAAATGTTACTCTTGAAGATTTGAGAGAAATGGACAGACCATCGCTCCAGAAAATGTTGCGCGAATTGACTGGGCAGTTCGTGAACAGCAAAAAAGAAGAGATTATTGAAGCATTGTGTAAAGAGAAAGGAATTACGTTTTTGCCTTTGACGGCGCAATAGTTTCTTCGTTAAATTTTTTGTTGTTGGAAGCCCATCCGAAAGGTTGGGCTTTTTGTTTTGACAACTTTTACGTTCGTATCTTTGCTAAAAATAATAGTCATGGCATCAAAATCTAAATTCCAGTATGAAGGTTCTATAGACCTTGATGATTTCACAACAACTGCATACATACCAGCAAACGGAGCAACAGCGTCGTTTACTGCTTTCGGAAACACAAATAAAAGTTTACTTCAAATTGGTTCTGCTGACATAAGTGGAACAGTTACTTGTAAGCTTGAA